AACTAAAGACTACTCAAATGTCTAATGATAAAGGCACTTGGTTTGGTTGGGAAGTTAGTAAAGTTGGTCCTATAACTGACGCGAGTACGTATCAACAAGCAAAAGCATTTTCAGAAAGTATTTCTAAAGGTGCAGTAAAAGCAAAACACGTTGAACCGAAAGTAGCAGAGAAAACTAGTATTATATAATCCCCTCGGGGTATGTGTACACAGTGTGGACCGGGAGGGAGACTAAACGGTCCACTCAGACAGGATAGATATGGAAAAAAAGTATATAAAGTTCTTTGAAGGATACCGGCTGGCTTATGGTGTAGCAGATATGTCTACACTAAAGATTGACCCAGAAAGCAGAAAGCAGAAACCAATTTACAGATGGAACGATGAAGAACTAACAGAGCAAGTATATCTTAATCATTTAGAAGGAACACAATCAATAGGTGTTCAACCGTGTAATGAAAACTCAGAAGCAAGATTTGGTGTAGTAGACGTAGACCCAAAAAATTATGCTGACTTTGATAAAAAGTTTTTTATAGACATAATACAAAATTATAAACTACCTTTAATACCAATATTATCTAAGAGTGGTGGGCTTCATTTATATTTATTTATGAATGAGTTTGTACCTGCATCTTTAATTAAATCATTTTTAAGTAATCTATTACCACTATTTAAATTAAAACCAGACTGTGAGATATTTCCTAAACAAACACAGTTGACAAAAGATAGTGAGACAGGACAATTAAACAAAGGTAACTTTATTAATCTACCTTACTTTAAAAAATCTGAGAGGTTAGCAATTAATGTAGATGGTACAGCTTTTACATTTGATCAGTTCATAGCAGTTATAGAAAGTAATACAGTTACAGCAGAAGATTTAAAAACAATAACAGAGAGTATAGAAGACAAAGATTTAGAAGGTGTTGACGAAGAATTTAATGATGGACCACCATGTCTGGCTCATCTTAGTAAGATAATGAAGAATCCAGGCTTCGATGGCAAGGACAGATTTATGTATAATTATCATGTGTTTGTAAAGATGAAGTACCCAGATAGCTGGCAACAGAAAGTTATGAATGCTCCAGTCAAATACTTTGAACCAATGCATGCAAATGCGTGGGACAAACAATCATTAAATGCTAAAGTTAGATCATGGTCAAAACAATTTAAAGGTTATACTTGTACACAGAGTCCTATCAGTGACTATTGTAAAAAAGGAATATGTGTAAAAAAGAAACACGGTATTCTTGCAGGATCTAAAGGATCATATCCGGTACTCACTAATCTAAAGAAGATAGATCTAGACCCAGAACCAGAGTATGAATTTGATGTAACTAAACCAGATGGTATTGGTACAGCTACGGTACACTGTAAAACAATTGAACATGTTAATGATCAACGTAAACGTAGGAATGCAATAGCAAGAGCCGCAGGTTTTCCACCACCAATTATAAAAGGTGATGAAGATCAAATGGTTTTAGAAATGTTATACAAAACACAGAAGTTAGTAAGTCCTCCAGTTGGTACTTCACCTAAAGAAAAATTACATGATGTAATACATGCAAAAATTAATGGACCTAAAGCTATGAATGATGCCAGCTTTAAATCAGGGACAGTATTAATAGAAGATGACAAAGCTTATTTTAAATTTGAGAAGTTCTACGACAAACTTAGATCTAAGAATTGGAAGTACACAGAAGATAAGACTGGAGTCATGATGAAAGTAAATTATAAAAAATGTGACATAGAGTTTTTAGAACAGAAAAGATTTCCTGCAAAAGAAAAAGGTAAATACAATACACCTACCAAGAACATTGTAGTGATTGACATCAAAGAGTTTGAAGACATAAAAATTAATCATACCACAATCAAACACAACACGGAGATAATGTAATGAGTACTAGAAAAATATACGGGCCTCCGGGAACAGGGAAAACAACTAGACTTATAAACTATGTAAAAACTTTAGTTAAGTTTGGTACACCTATTGATAAGATTGGTTACTTTGCATTTACAAAGAAAGCTGCAGAAGAAGCTGTGAACAGAACTTTAGATCTTTACCCAAGGTACGGTAAGAAAGATTTAAAATATTTTAGAACTCTACACTCACTAGCTTTTACTTTATTGGGTATGAAAAAAAGTAATGTGATGCAGGAAGAACACTACGAAGACATAGGAAGAAAACTAGGTATAGAAGTTACAGTTTATTCTAATGGAGAAGACAAGACAGGATTTGTAGATTCAGATAGCGAATACTTTAACATAATAAATGCAGCAAGAATCAAAGGTATAACAATAGATGAAGAATATAATACCGATATGTACTCACAAGACATAGATAAACATTTACTACAGATTTTAAAAGATGAAGTAGATAACTACAAACAAGCGTATGGCCTGGTAGATTTTACAGATATGATTGAAAAATTTAATGTGTCTAAATTGTGTCCAAAATATGACGTAGTATTTATTGATGAAGCGCAAGATCTATCACCAATACAGTGGAAAATGTATGATATATTAAAGAAAAACTCTAAACATGTTATCCTAGCTGGTGATGATGATCAAGCAATTTATGGATGGGCTGGTGCAGATGTTGCAAGGTTTCAAAACGAACCTGCAAAAGACATTGTTCTGCCACAATCATACCGAGTACCCGGGGCGGTGCAGGCAATAGCTAATAGTATTTTAAATAGAATACCGGACCACAGGAGAATTAAAAAACATTGGAAACCAAGAGAAGATGTTTTACTTCCAATAGTACAATACGTAACTTCAATAGAAGACGTACCATTAAATTTAGGCGACTGGTTGATACTTGCAAGGACTAATGACAAACTTAGAAAGTTAGAACCAGGTTTAAAAGAAATGGGTATATATTTTGAGATTAAGAAACGTAAGAGTTACAAGGCTAGACTTTATAGATCAATACAAGATTACACACGTTGGACTAATGGAGATAAATTATCAATATCTGAATGCAAAGATCTATTTGAATTCTTAGGTGTAGATAAAACTTTAACTGAAGAACGTATGTATGACTTACAAGAGTTTGGTTTTAGTTTTACTGATCATTGGTACGAAGTGTTTCAAGCTGATCCAGAAGAATGTTTATACATTAGAGAAATGATGCGTAATGAAGAGAAATTATCCAAAGAACCAAGGGTTAAGTTACAAACAATACATGCAGCCAAAGGTGGTGAAGCAAATAATGTTTTAATTATTTTAGATAACACTAAAAAAATAAGAGAAGCAGTAGACAAGAGTCAAGACAAGTACGATGAAGAGCAAAGAGTTTGGTATGTAGGGGTTACCCGTACAAAACAAAACTTATATATAATGACGGCAAAAAGGGAGGATTGGGGTTATGACATCTAAAGCATACGATAAACAAATTGGTGGTTCGCATTATCAGAACTTTAAAATACAGCCAAGTAAATTTGTGATAGAGAACGAATTGCTTTATCCAGAGGGCTGTGCTATAAAGTACATAGTCAGACACAGACTGAAAGGGAAGAAACAAGACCTAGAGAAAGCGATTCACTTTATAGAAATGATAATTGAAAGGGACTATGGAACCAAATAATCATATACCATTTTACATGGGGCTATTTACTTGCCTGTTGATTCTTTGCTACTTAACATTATGAAAAAATTTAGTATTACTAAAAAACAAATGGATCTTTTTAATTTTATCAAAGATTATATTGATAAAAATAACATGGCACCTTCTTATGAAGAAATGAAAACAGGAACGGGTTGTACAACTAAGTGTACAATTTTTACAAAAATTAATCAGTTACAGGAAAGAGGGTGGATAACAAAATTACCTGGAAAAAATAGGAGTATAACAATAGTATGAAAATACCTACATTTAGTGCCCAGACAGAATGGGTAATACCCACAGAACTACCAGACTTAACTAAGGTTGATGAAATTGCAATTGACTTAGAGACAAGAGATCCAGACTTAATTAAAAAAGGATCTGGAGCAATTATCGGTAACGGAGAAGTTATTGGGATAGCTGTAGCTACAGCAAATTACAAAGGATACTTTCCTATAGCTCACCACGGTGGTGGTAACATGGACCGTAAGATGGTTTTAAAATGGTTTCAAGATCTTTTAAATGCACCATCAACTAAAATATTTCATAATGCAATGTACGATGTATGTTGGATCAGGGCACTGGGACTACAAATTAAAGGCAGGATTGTTGATACAATGATAGCCGCAGCTGTGACTGATGAAAACAGATTTAGATATGATCTTAACAGTTTGTCATGGAAGTATAATGGCTATGGTAAGAGCGAAGCAGGCCTAAGTGAGGCGGCAGCACAATGGGGAATAGATCCAAAGTCTGAGATGTATAAACTACCTTCACTCAATGTTGGTGCTTATGCTGAACGTGATGCGGAAGCTACGTTTGGTTTATGGCAAGAGATGAAAAAAGAAATTACTTCACAAGATACACAATCTATCTTTGATCTTGAAACAGATTTGTTTCCATGTCTAGTTGACATGAGATTTAAAGGTGTAAGAGTTGATGTTGAAGGTGCACAAAAACTTAAGAAGACTCTAATACAAGAGGAACGGGATATACTAACTGCAATAGAAAAGGAAACTAATATTAGACCACAGATATGGGCCGCAAGAAGTATAGCAGAAGTTTTTGAAAATTTAAAGATACCATTTGATAGAACAGAAAAGACTGATGCACCAAGTTTTACTAAAAACTTTTTACAAGAACACGAGCATCCTGTTGTTAATTTAATTGCT